TCAAGATGTATTTAATAAGGTTAATAAAATTCTTGAGGATAGAAAACTTGATAAAATAAACTGGTAATGACAGATGTATTTAATAGACTAGTAGATGTAGGTTTAACTCCTAATTCATATTATGTGCTACACTGTATTAAAGAGAAAGTAGTACCACATAATTTTGTGAATAAAAACTTAGAATATGAGAGGTTAAAATCTGAAAAATGGTTAGATGATGACTTGAAGTTAACAAGCAAAAGTCTTATCTTTATGGAAGAAATCAATGGGTTCTTTAAAAAGTCCAAGAAGAAAACCTCTAAGCATTTAATGGGTGACCAATTCTTTGAGAAAATTAAGGAGTATATAGAAATATTCCCTAATAGGAAGCTTGAGTCAGGAAAGTATGCAAGATGCAACCCTAAAAATTTAGAGAATTCTTTCAGGTGGTTTTTTGAGACTTATGATTATGATTGGGATTTAATAATTAAAGCAACTGAAAAGTATGTAGATGAATATGAGGTAAGAAACTATAAATACATGAGAACTTCTCAGTATTTTATAAGGAAACAAGACAATGACAAAACATTTGATTCTGATTTAGCAAATTATTGTGAGATGATTAAAAATAACCCTGATGAAGGTAGGGTATACTTTAAGGAAAGAATAGTATGAGTATAGGAGTAAAGAAAGTGTTACTTCTTTTTCTAGCTATTGGATTATCATTAATTTCTTTTGGGATAATTAATTTATTTATAGAGATAACTCTGTTAGAGTACATATTTATAGAGATTATAATTTCAATATATCATGAGATCTACACTAGAGAAAGAAAAAGAATTTTAAAAGCTTGATCAATGGGTGAATTATTTAATGGGGCTAGACCTTTATTACCAGTAAGTGAAAGAGATGCTTTGCGCAAAGGGCTTCTAAAGATGAAAGCCAGAAGAAATGGAACACTCAAGGTTCTGAAAAGTGCATGGCCCAAATTTAATGATGCCTTTTGTGATGGATTAGAATGGAGAACTATCACCGTAGTTGGTGCTAGGCCAGGAACTGGTAAGACTTTATTCATGGAACAATTAATAAGTGATATTATTCAACTTAATAAGGACCAAGAGTATAGGATACTTAAGTTCCAAATGGAAATGGTTGATGAAACCAGTGGTATTAGAAAAATGAGTTTGATTACAGGTGCTGATTATAATACACTCATGAGTAAGGAAAAGCTTATTGACAAAAGCTTGTATGAAAAATGTGTTAGTTATTATGAGTCTACTGAAAATAAAGACTTTGTAGATGTAATCTATGATGCTTGTACAGTAGATGAGATGTGTTCTACAATCCATTATTATATGGAGAAGAATAGAAAGGATGATGGCACATATAAAAACATGCTTGTTACAATTGACCACTCTGCTCTATTTAGAGTAGGTAAGGGTCAAAAGGACAAGTTTGACATGCTAGGTTATTTAGGTGAAGCTCTTACTTATATGAAGAAACACTATCCAATTGCCTTTGTGGTTTTAAGTCAGCTCAATAGGAATATTGATGCTCCAGAAAGATCAAGGGATGGTGAGTATGGTAATTATGTACTAGATTCTGATATTTATGGTTCTGATGCTCTATTGCAACATGCTGATGTAGTGCTTGGTATTAATAAACCTTCTATAAGGAAGATAAGACAGTATGGTCCTGAGAAATTTATAATAGATGATGAGGATATATTAGTCTTTCACTTTCTAAAATCTAGAAATGGTGTTACTAGGACTAGTTTCTTTAAACTAGACAGATCTACTATGAGGATTATAGAGATTAATACTCCGGCACAAGCAGCTAAAAAAGTTAAAATTTAAAGTATGACAATTAGAAGAGAAAAGGAAAGAGATTTCTTTGTGCAACACATGGAGATCTTTAGAAAGAAGGGTATTGCTGACCCAAAATTTTTAATTAAAACTGCTTTTTACCAAAAAGGTAAGTTTGGAAGACAAGTTCAATTTTTTGATTCTGAGTTAAACAAAGGAGAAGATTTGTATCTGGAGTTTTATGAGAATGTCAAAAATGAAACAGGGGATATAATTGATATTGTACCACTGTATCCTGAAAGACATCTTTTTAAATACAAGTACAATCCTTTCTTTGAGGAAGAGTATGAGCAAAAAGAAAATACTAATAGGAATGGTGATTCTTATATGGTATATACTGTTCCTGTAAATGAAATGCTTGTAGTTCTAAAAGATGGTTCTGAAGTTACTTTTAAGGAATTTGAAAGGATGGAGGCAGAGCTAAAACAAAAATCTAATGAGATTCCAAAGTTGCAGAATAACTTGGCATTTCCAGATTTTGAAGAAGAGTTTGCCCCTAAACAAGAAGTTACAAGTCCTAGTTTAGAAATTGAAGATGCACCATTATCTGAAATTACTATTAGGGATTTAGTAGCAATTATGTTGATAAAACCTATAAGTGGCAGAAACTGGTTAAATGAACTGATTAAAAAATCAAAAAGTGAACTATGAGTATAGTACTCCCAACTACTAAGGTAAAAGCTAAAAGAGTAAATCCTAAGAGAATTGTGATTTATTCTAAACCAAAGACCGGTAAAACAACATCTTTTGCTGGTCTTGATGAAAATCTAATTATGGATTTAGAGAATGGTGCTGATTATGTAGAAGCTCTGATTGTTAAAGTAAGTAGTCTACAGGAATTACTGGATTATGGTAAAGCTATTAAAGCTGCAGGTAATCCTTATAAGTATATTACTGTGGATACTGTAACTGCTTTAGAAGATATGATTATGCCCCTGGCTGTTAAATTGTATAGACAAACACCAATGGGTAAGAATTATGATGGAGATAATGTAACTACATTACCTAATGGTGCTGGCTATTTATATATTAGACAGGCATTCTTTCAAGTTTTAGATTTTATTGATACATTAGCCCCCACAATTATTTTATCTGGTCACATTAAGGATAAGGTAGTTGATGATAAGGGAGAGTTAGTTATGTCTGCAAACATAGATTTGACAGGTAAAATTAAATCTCTTATCTGTGCAAATGCAGATGCTATTGGTTACATGTACCGTAAAGGAAATAAAACTATTCTTAGTTTTAAGACTAATGAAGAAGTTACTTGTGGTGCCAGACCAGAACATCTCAGAAATGAAGAAATAGTAGTTACTGAAATGAATGAGAATGGTGAGTTACAATATCACTGGGATAAAATTTTTATTTAATAATTAAAAACAAACAAAATGGGCTTAAGCACAACAGATCTTGGAGGCAGTGGATCCAGTCTTCCAAAAACTATTACACCTGGAAATCATTATTTAAAAATTAATGGTGTGTATCTTGAAGAATTTAGTTTTATTAAAGATGCATATCACTTAATGTTAAATGTTGAGACTCAACCTATTGATGATTTTGAGGGGTTTCTGATTGACAAAGATGATGAAAGTAAAGGTAGATATGCAGGTCAGATTGGTAGAATAAAGGCAAGCCAGTATGCTTATGCAGATGGTGTAACTAAGAGTGGGATTAAAATCCAGAGAGATAGATCTATCCTAATCTTTTTACAAAACTTATCTAAGTCTCTAGGTATAAATGATTGGTTTATCCAGCAGGATGGGCAACATGATACTATTGAAGATTTTATAAAAGCTTTCAATAACTCAGCACCATATAAAGATAAGTATATTGGATATTGTGTTGCTGGTAAGGAATATGTAGGAAAGTCTGGTTATACTAACTATGATTTGTATTTACCAAAAGCTGAAAAAGGCAAATATGCATTTTCAGATGAAGGTATGGAAAAAGTAGTTGTTTATGATGAAAATACTCATCTTAAGAAAGCAGCACCTACAGCAGAAGTAAAAAGTTTTGGAGATGAAGATTTTTCATCACCTAATAAAAGCTCTTCTGACTTTAACCTTGATTAATTAATTAAGGGGGAGTCAGATAGCTCCCCCTTAATATTTATGTTATGATTTATGTACATAATCTAATATCAAGTTTAGAAAATGTACCTGAAGAGTGGATATTTGAACACTATCTTAAGCTGAACCAGAATCTATCTGGTCAAAATATAAAAATGCTTTCTGTATTTAATATTAAAGATAAAGTTCCCTCAATGTTTGTATATGTTTCCCCTAATGGAAAGTATAAATTCAAAGATTTTTCTTCAGGTTATCAGGGTGATGGACTTACTCTAGTTCAACATCTATATAATTTGCCTAATAGGCAACATGCAGCCTTAAAAATTACAGCAGATTATCAAGCTTATGTAGATGTAAATAGTGTAAAAACCAGGTCTGAGTTTAAAATACATGATAAATTTAAAGTAGTAGATTATGAAATAAGACACTGGACTACAGATGATCAGAAGTATTGGATGAGATATGGTATAGGTTCTAGATTACTTGAGTGTTATAATGTAGCTCCTTTAAAATTCTTTAAAATTTCTAGAGTAGAACAAGATAATACAGTGACTACTTATGTTTTTGAAAAACCTAGAATGTATGGTTATTTTAAGAATGATGGTACACTATATAAAATCTATATGCCTGCTAATAAATTAAAGAAGTTTTTTAAAGTAGAAAACTATGTTCAAGGCATGGAGCAATTATCACTATCTAAAAAATATTTGATTATTGTTTCTTCTCTTAAGGATCTCATGACTTTTCAGAAGTTTAATATTGGTAATGTAGAATGTATTGCTCCAGATAGTGAAAATACAATGCTTGGTGAATCTGTTATAGATAAACTAAAGCCACATTATTCTAGTATTTGTGTTTTGTTTGATAATGATGAGCCAGGTATTAAAGCTGCTGAAAGGTATAAACAAAAATATGGTTTTAACTATGTAGTTCTTAATCTTGAAAAGGATTTATCTGACAGTGTAGAAAGGTATGGTGTAGATAAAACAAGAAATATGTTATTACCATTATTAAAACAAGCATTATGAGTTTAGAAAAAACAATGGATGAAATTGAAAAATATTTAGATTATGCTAATAGTTATCTAAATGATTTAAGAGGTGAGACTGAAGAACAATTGCAAGAGGCTAAAGATGAAATAGAGACTCTTCAAGATACAATTGCAGAACTTGATGCAGAAGTTGAACTAAAAGATACTGAACTTCAAGAGTTAATGTATCAGAATTCTATGCTTCAGCTTGAGCTTACTGAAATTACTGGACAACTTATACATATGAGACATGAGCTGGATATATCTAGGAAAAACCTTTGAGGAAATTGATATACCTCAAGGAGCTGTAGGATTTGTATATATTATGACTGCTATTATTGATGGTAAGTCTGTGGCATATATAGGCAAGAAGAACTTCTTTGCCAATATAAAAAGACCTCTTGGTAAAAAAGCTTTAGCAATGTCAACTGACAAAAGGCTAAAGAAATATAGAAGAGAGCTCAAGCCGGACTTTATGAGATATTACAGTAGTAATAAAATACTTAAAGAAGCTCACAAAGCAGGAGTAACTATCAAGAGAGAAATACTCCGGATTTGTTATTCATCTATGGAATTAACTTATCAAGAAGTAAAGCATCAGTTTTTGCATGAAGTTCTTGAGAAAGAAGAATTTCTAAATGGAAACATATTAGGACGCTTCTACCGTTTTAAATAAAAAATCAAATAATTATGAAAATAGCAATGTATGATCTTGAGGGTCACTTATTAGAAGTATTTGATGTGGATACAATAGTTGAGCTTGAAAAAAAGTTTAATATACCACAGGGCTCTTTAAATAATTGTATTAATGGTAGTGTATTAACAACTATTGACAAACAATTTAGAGAGATAAAAGGTAAGAAAAGAATTATTAATAAAATTGGAGATGTAAGTAATTGCACATTATCACACATGAAACCTATACATAAATATTATAAAAATGTTTATGTATGTAGCTATGATTCCGCAAATATTGCAGCAGCAAAAAATAAAATTGATGTTTCAAATATAAATAAGTGTTGTAAAGGAGTATATGCTACAGCAGGTGGTTTTCAATGGAAATATGCAGATTAAAACAAAATGATTATGACAGAACAAGAAGTAACAAGCCTTCTTATTAAGTTGGCTGATATTGGTATTACTGGTATTATGGTAAGATATGACGGAGCAGGAGACTCTGGTCAAATTGAAGAGATTCAGTATTGTACAGAACCTGTAGATGATATAGAAGAAATAGAGGATAAAATAGACTATCATAGCCCTAAACTTAATGAGTTAAATTCAGATTTAGAAAAAGCTATAGAAGATCTTGTATATAAATTTCTTCTTGAGGATATAGAAGATTGGTATAACAATGAAGGAGGTTATGGTGAAGTATCTATAATGGTTCCTTCAGGAAACTACTGGATTAATAATAATATAAGAATAGTTGACTATGAGTGCTATACTCATGAGGGAAGTTTAATTGAAAAATCAGCAGAATGAATTTATTTGAATTTACAGAATGGATAAAAGATTTAGATCTTCAAACATTAACAGATGAGCTAAAAAATGAAATTTGTGAAGTAGTTGATGGTATATATTTAAATGCTAAGGATGAAGGTTATGAAGAAGCTAAAGCTGAAATACTTGAATATATAAATTACAAAATGTAATGGCACATCCTTGGGATCATGCTAGATCCTCTGCTAGAAAATGGGGAGGTGTAGCAACTGACTATATTAAAATTCATGAATGGTTTGATGCTACTAAGGCTTGGGTAGG